TCTTTAAATATGCCTTTGCCTCTGCTAACGTTATCATGTTCTTAACACCTGTAATATATAATTACCGACTTCTATTGCACCCTTATACTGATACGAAACGGCTTTCGCTTGCTCAAGCTGTTGATTAGCATGCTCCTGCTGTTTCCTGTACCAATTCATCCGCTCTTGCAGTTGTGAGAAAGCCCTGCTCTCTTCATACCCATACAAGCTCGTCGCCTTCAACATATCAGCACCGTCAGGAAGAAATACGTTAATCCCTGCTTGTTCAGCCCTGCCGAGCCAATACTCACAATTCGGACGCTCAAAGGTGTACTCGCCCTGTGTAGCCATGTGGACACCGAATAGCGATATTTCCTGATAGCCCAAAACCATTGCCCAGGCTATCATCATCGATATAGTATTGGTAAAGTATTTTCGCTCAGGGTACTTTTCCCATATCCGTTCTATCGGAAATCGCTGTGATGTCGGCACTTCGGCGGTCTTGTCTATCATCATGACCGGCACCTCTGCTTTGACTAACGACTCAAGACGGCCCTCTTTGTGCCAATGGTGCGGCTTGTGCATCTCAAACACAAGATCGGCTCGTTTGCACTCTTCACGCAATAAACACGTTGCCACTGCCCATATATCAACCGTCGGGTCATCAAACGGGGCCTGACTCATTGTCTCGGCGGTACCCAAAATACAAACCTTTTTCGGTATCGGTTTCGTTACCTTATACTCTTCCTGTTTACTCATTGTTCCCCCCTTTTAAAAGCCCCTCCGAAGAGGGGCGTTAATCTTAGGTATTCGGTGCAATCGCAAAAGCCGCAATCTTACAACCTGCGAGCCCTGCGGACGTGCCTGTCGTTCCAAAAGAAACAGACAGTTTATTTCCGCCGGTTGAAACATCCTTGAACCTGGAAGCATCAAACGGGCCAAAAAGCTGTACCCCTGCTCCATCGGTTCCGAAATCCCACTCTACAGTTGACTTATAGGTGAAATCCCCGAGACCCTCTGACCCGAAGGTACAGCCGGTCGAGGAAACTTTAAAGCCCCATTTGGCGGTACTGGTTCCCAACAGAAGAGCTATATACAGATTGTCAAAATCTGCATAGTTTTCTATGTAGAAATCAGGTCCATCAGTTGACTTTTCCGCACCAACCCCGGTTGAAAACAACCCGTTTGAAGATACAATCGGAATGTGATCCGGTCCGGTACTCATCTTGTTACGTGCTAATTTTTGTACTGTTAATGCTGCACTAGCCATAATTTACCCCCTAGCTCGTTACGCCACCGGGATAGAGTCGAGCAAGTCCAAGGCGGTTGGGTCTTACAACCTTCGCACCATAAACCATACGTCCTCTAATACCGTCGGCAAAATACGCATCTCTACGTATCGCTTCTACTTTATCAATCTGCACTGCCGCAGCAATCGCAGACTTATGCCCAAACATAACAAGCTTGTCGCTAGAATCTGAATTAACGTTGTTGCTCATGTAATGAGTGAATCCAAGCCCATTAACTGCCGGTGCAAGCCCACCAAAATAAGCAGGTGCATTCGGGCTGTCCGGGTAGTTTGTACCCGCTACAACTTCCGCAACTACTAAATACTGCCACAGGGTAGCATCCCACACAATAAATCGGTCTTGCCGTGGACAGTTCGCCTCGTCAAGGTTCCTAGCCATATCAGATATAACTTTAACCATGTCGTTGGCATTTACTTTTAATCCGGTAGATGAGCTGCCAAGATAGGTAGTGTCTAACACTCCCGCCTCGGTATACAGCCCTGCGATGTACTGGTCAAACGTATCCGCCATGTGGAAACCGGCACGTGCCGTGGCGGCCCCAAATACTTCAACGTTAGATTGTACTGCGTCCGCATCGTCTACTTCAAACGCAAAATATTTATCCTGGTCGATAACCAAGGTTTTGCTTGCGTCTCCTAATGTCTGATAGGTAACCCCGCTTGTACTCGTATAATCAGCGACAGTAATATCACCAATCTCGAGAATCTTTAACTGGTTACCTTTTTTAATTTCGCCTTCTACATTTCGGTTTACAATGTTACCAAATACAAGGGCTTTGTCCATGTTATTGATAAGCATATTTGACCATAATGTGGGCTTAAAAAGGTCTATTGCCATTATGTTCTCCTGTTATTTTTTCTTTGAGCGTTCCATTGCTTTTACAATGTCCTCACCGGTTACGCCCCGTTCTTTTAGCTCAGCCTCCGACATCCCTACTAACTCTTCGTATGTCCAATTGCCGGAGTCGCTTGCATCGGGTTTCTTTCCGGGAAAGCGTTTGTAAAACTCTTCCTCAAAGGTTTCGTAATAGTCTTTAAGAGCCTCTTTGATACTCTCTTCGACTTCATCTTCGCTGTTGCCCGATACGTGTTTCAGTATCCTAGGCGGTGCTTTCAGCTCTTTTGCCTTTTCCTGTGCAAATTCTTTAAGCCGCAGCTCATTGGCTTTCCGCTCTAGCTCTGCCTCTTTTTCTGCCAGTATTTCGTCCTTACGCTTCAGCCGGTCTTCCTGCGTCAAGGTGGCACTCAAAAGCTCTTCTTTCTCTTTCGACAACTCGCTGACTTTTCTATTCAAGCCAGCAAGTTCTTTTTTAAATTTATCCTCAATCTGTTTAGCTAAATCTACAGACTGATCATCTGGCTCCTGCACCTGCTCTTCGGCCTGCACCTGTTCCTCTTCCATTTCTAATCTCCCTTATTTGTGAATTTCCTATCGTAATAAACCTGACCGTACTTATTGACTGTCAAGTCATTTTCCTTCGCCCATTTAGAAAACGTCGTATTCGGTATCGCCTCACCACGCTCCTGGTCCTGCCTGATAACCGGCGGGTCGTCAGGTAATTCCTCATCTACACTACACCGGCAATTGATATCAAAGCTCGCTACGTTGCTTTGCAGCGGACCTGGAAACCATCCGATCCCCGGCGAATAAAAGCCACCCTCTTTCTTTACCTGCCCATCCATCTCCCCATGTCGTGGGCGGGTCTTGCTATCAAGCGTTGCGTCCCACCGCTCGATAATATCTATTCCTAGCCGTCGGGACTCCTCTGCTTGGGCTTGTTGTCCCATGACCGCTGCCCGCTGTCCTTCCGTTCGCAATATTCGCAGAGCATCCGCTCTGTTGCCATCAATCGCATCTCTAACGCTGCTGACCATCTGTGGATATCCATCACCTCTGATAAGACCTTGTGTAATAGCTCGTCGAATCTTTGTACGTCCATCCTGCCGCAGCCTACCCTCTGCTATTTTCAACAGCGGGTTCTCCACCGCTTTCTCTATCGCCTTGCGACTCAATAGCCCCCAGTTAAGCCTCACCTTATATCCATTGTCCACCGCCCAGCAGTGCATAAAAAAAGACTGCCCATATTCCGCAGTCTGTAACCTTTTTATCAGGTTCACATTTTTGCTAAACGTCGGCCCTAATATCTTGGATATCTCATCTTGGAGTTTTGACATGCGGTTGTATTTTGCCATCTCCGCCCATGTCAAATCCCCCTGCTTTTCGTATAACTTCGCCAATATATCCCTGATATCATCAAGGGCCATCCGATAGTTTTTAAAAAGCTCGCGGGTGTACTTATCCTCAATCTTCGATATCTTCTTGTATATCTTCTCGCTCGGAAGGTTCATACAAATTCCCCTCCTCCTGTATCAATGCCATCTCCTCGTCTACGTCATCGACAAACGGCGCAAAGTTTTTCAACAGCGTTCCCTGCGATATGTGCCCGGCGTATATCTGCATTGTCTGTGCAAGCTCAATAAGGTACTGCGGCTTGTTGCGGTCAAACACTATCTCAATGTCCCTTAACCCTGGGTCTATCAGCTCTAGCCGCTTCCTCAGACCACTTTCAAATAGTGCTTGTTTGGTCGCAGCGATAAACTCAAAATCATACAGCAGCTTGTCAATAGCCACACCGGACAGTGCATCCCCGGTCGCCCCCGCCTCTAAAAAGTCAGGTACATGGCTTTGCTTGTGTATCTCTTTGCGTATCCAACCCGACATAAACTGTATAAACTCAGACGGGATGTCCTTGGTAAGAAACTCTACAGCCCCCTCCTCAGTAACGCCGAAAATCCGCTTTTGTTTCATGTTGTCGATATCATCACTTGCGTTGTAGCCTTTCAGTATCATGTACGCCATAGCAAAGCGGTCAAACTCATTCATACTGTCAGACGCTAATATGTCATATGCATCTATCAGGTTTTTCACCGGCTCAAAGTCGCCGATGTGTTCCTCGTTATTTTCGTATACGACAACCGGCACTTGTCCGTATAGGTGCGGAGTCTCATCTACCATGTATAAATCTTTGCTCGCCTCTCGCTTCTCCCACTCCTGCACAACGTCAGCATAGTAGACAAAGTATCGCTCATCCTCGCCTCGCCTGGATATTCTGATAGCTGCGACCAACTCAGGGTCAATGCTATAGTCATATAGCGGTATCATGTTTTCCGCTTTCTCTTTGGCAAAACCCTTCACGTCACCATCCGTGTAGTGTATCTCATAGCCTACACCCTGTATCGATGTCTGTTTACCGAGTGCAGCTGTTTTCATCGGCTCATCGTTGTCGTCAAATATCTTTAACACGTTATCAGGGATGTCCGGGTAGGTTATCAGCCCAGGTTTGTACATGTACCCTGTGACAGTGTTGATGATCTTCCTGGCATATGGTATCGGTACTTTGATATCACTTGCCCCCACTGCCATCTTACGGGTCATGATGTTAGTGTTTCCGCCCTTGTAATATTGCAAATTCTGCCGGTACCGGTCACCTGACCAATCCTTGACAATCTTCTCTATCTCCGCCTTGTCAAGCGGTACTCTGTCAACATGTATCACAGGCCCAACCCCTCCGGTGTAATACCCGGTACATAAAATGTCGGTTTGTCTAATTTCATTACCATATACCTCAATGCATCCATTGCATGGTCATTCTCTTTGACCGGTTCTTCTTTATCGTTTACACCGTCTTTCGACTCTTGCCATCTGTACGACTGTAGTTCTCTAATCGTGTTCTCACACCGGGGATGTATAAATACCCTCGGTCTGCCGTCACCCTGCACCGCTAACCTTGCCTTCACTCGTTGAATGCCTGCGATTACATCCTTCCTTGCATTCTGCGTATGTATGCCTGATTCCCGCAGCTCTGCATTATCCTGAGCATCATGGTCGGCCACCGTCCATGCATATTTACCCTCACGCATGCGTATCTTATCAACATGGTGCTTTATTAACCGCTTGCTTTCG